CGATGCATTAGCCTGGAATCTGTTGACATAACCCCTGTCGCCAGGGTACACAGACTCCTCAAGCGGGGCACCACACGGGTCGTAGAGCATGCGAGCATGCGCTGCCCCAAAGCGGTCAAGCCCAGGAGCGGGCTGTTTTAGTATGGCTGCCTTCTTACGGACAACCACTGTTTTCTTGCGTGCCGAGATCTTCACCATTTTATTTAGTTTGATTGAATTGAGAATGCTAGTTGCTCAGTTTTGGGGCCTTTCAGGTCGGTAAAGTATGTTATTTCGGACACGACCTGGCGGCCATACTCTCCCAACCCAATCTGCTTCTCAATGACCAGCTGCTGAGCTGGACACACGCCAAACGCAGCCCAAAAGCTTACTCGGGCCTCATCGGTTATGGGTTGGCACTTCGCGAGGTGCCCAGCTCGGGTTTGAATCCGATGCTGATATCCCATACCTTTGAGCGCGTTCGCGTCAAATTTCCCGGTCCTGCCGCACTCGACAAGTCTCTGATACCATGGCTGGAGAATCGGAATGCCTGCCGCCATCGACAGCCCACACAGGCCGACACTGCGAATATGTGCCAGCCTTTGATTCTCAGTCATGGGGATGTAGGTGTAACCATCCGTGTTGAGTGCTTTTGTCCAGTTCCGTGCCATGGTCCATCCTGAACCCGTAAGAACTGGCCTTCCTTGGCAGAACTCCACCTGCTCCGGCTCGAAAGCAGGGGCCTCAACTTTCATCCTGATGCCCCAACGCAAATACCAGGATGATAGTTGAGCGAGACGACCTATTGCAGCGCGGTGGATGAAAAGCAGACAATCATCACCGTCGGCAAAGAAGGTGCCAACTATTCCCAACTCCCTGAGACATAGCGTGGCCAGCAAAGCGGTGATGATGCAATTTCCTAGTGATGTGTTCACATCACCAGAACACCGCATCGGCCCGACTTTGGCTGTGACCATGCCGTCTTGGCATACCCCAACCCCTGAATTGTTGAACTGGCATTTCAACAGCGCCCGAAGAGTGCGATCGCCGTTATAAATGCCCGTATAAAGCGAATGCTCCGCCTTCAAGAGTTCTGCGTTGATGCATTGGTCGAAACGGCTAGCGTCTAGACCAATGCAGCAACCGTACTCAGCCATGTTGTCGGCTATGACGGTAGCTTTCTCCTGATACGTCATTCCTTTGGCAATGACCGGGCGCACAGATCCAGTCAAACATCTCAGAGAATCGAATATGACCTTCTCCTGGGGATGGAGATATCGGCCCAGCAATAGGTTGAATTCCGCGCTCCGGGGGGATATGATGCGCGGCACCTGCGGTTTGACCCAATACGTTGCCTCTCGTTTGACAAAGTATTTGATCGAAGCCAACTTTCCCAACGGAATGTTCCTGCCTAACAGGTTAGCTCTGGCGTTGGCATACACCGCCCTCTTGGAGCCGGTGCGGCTGTCCACATAGTGGGCGCCGCTAACACGGTTGCAAGCAGGCATGTTTGCCACGACCTC